ATTTATCCCTAATTCTTTTGGAACGGCGGGTCAAGTATGGACATCCAATGGACCTGGAGTTGTTCCAACTTTTCAACCCGCTGGATCAGGTGGTAGTAGCCCATCATTTTTAGCTTATTTAAGTACATCAGCTTTAAACGTAACTGGAGCTGGAGCTGATTATCATGTAGCTTTTGACCAAGTGGCATTCGATACTGCTTCTGCATTTACAACTGGAGCAGCAGCTGTTTTTACGGCACCTACAACAGGAAAATATTTGCTTTCAGCAGCAGCAACATGCTTTTTAAATGCTAATTCTATCTCAAATACTATCGTAACAATTGTAGCAACATCTAGAAGCATCCAATCTCAATTTTTTGTTGGAGCTGCTTTTTCTAGCGCTATAATAAATAGTCCTGTAACTGGAGTGATTGACATGACCGCTGGAGATACTGCATATGTAAATGTAAATATTAGCGCAACAGGATCAAACACTTGTGTTGTAAGTGGTTCTGGTTCTCCATATTCCACTTATTTTTCAGGACATTTAATAGGTTAAAAGGAACATTTATGAATATTTGATTATTACTTTTATATTTTTTGTAACAGCTTGCAATACATTGCCGCAACTTTATCAATCTGCTGAAGATATTGCGACCGATGAAGCCATTCAAGTCAGTGTTTCTCGTGAAGCAATAAGTAAACAGACTGACGTGAGTGTCTCCATCGAAGTGAAAAATAATGCACCAGTAGCAAAGTAAAAAATATATAATGCTATTGGATGGCACAAGATCCATTTTCATTTTCTCTTCGCTTCTTCTCAAAAGCATCTTCAGCAACTTTTTGTTCATACAATTCCCTATTTGATCTTAAGCAAGTATTTAAAGTGCGTTCCATGAAATCGGTATCCACACCTTCTTCTTTACACTTCTCTATGTTTTGTCTAAATGATACTGTTTCTGGACTATCTATAACAAAATCATTATTATTTAAAGGTTGATTAGTGTAAGGATTTAAAATTACCGATCTTTCTACAGGGGAATTCATTTTAGTATTCTCTTTTGTTATTTCTTCAGGTGTAAAACATGGACAAAACGTGAAAAAACCTATGCGCATGATTATCAATTGTGTATTAAAATTATCATATGTATTGTAAAAACTGAAACACAAGCGCAAGGAGAATATCATGCCATTAGAAAAAGGTCAATCAAAGAAAGTAATTAGCGAGAATATCAAAACAGAAGTAGCAACTGGTAAACCTCAGAAACAAGCTGTAGCCATTGCTCTAACTAAAGCTGGCAAGTCTAATAAGAAGTAACGTAATGGGGAATCTCGTAGAGAAACCCCATTTGATCTATTTCATTCGTGCTTCTTGTTGCATTTCGGCTTGAACTGATTCTGCTTCTTGTATAACAGCCTCATCTACTGCGCCAATCAAGTTAGGTAGCAATTGCGCACATCCTGTTAATAGCAACATCGACAAACTAAATAATATTAGCTTCATTTTTTACCTCCATTCCATTTTTTAAACACTTCAAGGAACTGATCCATTTTGCTAACTGCACTGGCTTTAATCTCTTCGATATGCTTTCCTTGCGCTTCTGCTGACTCTGCGAGAAACTTGTTTAGCTTCTTTTTTTCTGCTTCTGTAAATGTAGATGGAATCAACAAATCAAATTCTAGGCACTTTACAGGCTCATAGCGTGATTTACTGTCTTTGTCTGGGTCTTCTCCTGTCTCTAAACACAATGACTTGAGGAGAGCATATTTAAATGCGTAAGAAATAGCTTTACCAGGTCCCTTGTCTGACGCATCGACTCCATAGCCAGGGAAATCAACCGAGAACTGATCGACCGGATTGTCCACGTTTACAAAGAAGACTCGAAGCATGATAGTCGTGCGGTTGCCTTCTTGTTTAATATCTGTTGTGGTCGGCAGTGCAAGAACTCTATGTTTCACAAGAAGTGGATGCACCTTCTCGGAAACATCATCATGACTGACAAACTTGTATTGCCCGTTGACTTTAGCGTCACCCTTCTGAATGTAAGTCAACTCCTCCATTATCGACAGGATTCTCTGGTAAACATTCTTCTCTTTCGATTCCATCTTTCTTCTTCCTCATTTTAAAATATTGATAGCAAATCAGAGCTGATGTGAAGATGCTGAATTCCTTATCCATATCGTTAATCAAATGAATATCTGGAAACTCGCCATCCTTGTTTAGATACACGAGCATTGCGCCGGCAACTCTAACGTTGTTTTGTTGTAGTAAATTGTCGTAAGCAGCCATCTGAACTGGGTATGTTTTCTGGGGCTTTGAACTTGTCTTTAAGTCGATGAGATACAACTGGTTATCTGTGCATTCGACAACAAAGTCTAGCTGCCCAGAGTATTGCTCATGCAAGTCAGTGAATCTCTTCTCGATGATAACGAAGCGCTTCACCTGAGCTTCATGCCACTTGCGAAAGGACTTCAAGTATCCAAGTAGCTCGTCGCCGATCATGCCATCAGGTATCCAGTTGCCTTTCGCTATGCCGGCACACAAAGCATGCACAGAGGTTCCTCTTGCAGCAGCTTTTTCTAGTATCTCTTTTGGCACTTGATCGTATGTTGTGAATGGCCTAAGAATCTCTGTGACCCTTGGAATGTTATTGGCAGCAATAGATGCACACATATCCTACTCCAGCACAAAAAGCCAAACCCAAAACAGAGTAGATAAGAATCTTGAAAAACATGCCAAGTCCATTTTTTATTTCTTGCCAAGTTTCGGTTCGAACATCACTCATAAAACCTCTTATTTAAACATTTACTTTACACAACTCAGACATAACTTTCTCTATTGTTCTTGTCAAGATTTAATATAATAATTACTTTGCCTGGAAACAGTGGGGAGGTTGCATGGGTAGGCCGACGATATTTAAGAATAGCATAGTGGTATCGACGCGTTTTGAAGAGGAAGAATATAGACAAATGCAAGAGATAGCAGCATTGGAATCAAGCTACGCCGGAAGAAAGATAACCTCGCAAGATCTCATTCGAGATGCATGCAAGTTTTGTTATAGTGATGGGGAAAGATTAAGAGAAGTATTTCGTAGAACTCGCGAGCATATTAACAAAAGAATGCCCAGAGGATACGAAAAATGATTGATGCAAATTTGATTTTGATATAGCGTGAGGAAATGAAACGAGGAACTCTGTAAAGCTCCTCGTTAGGATACGCATACTTTTGGTTAGAGTTGGGGAACTCATACCAAGGTTTAGATACTTAGACAATATCAAACTACCAGAAGTGTGTATTTATCCAAACCTGAAATAAAAAGTTTATAAGGTTATGGCTAAGGATAAACGCAATTCTGTCTATTTCGACCGAGATACTAACAAATTCATCGGTCTTGATTCTCAGATACTTAAACAACTGTACGAAACATATGACGGTATCGAGGTTGATACTGAAATAAAGAAGATGGGCATTTGGCTCTTGTCCGACAAAGGCAAGCGACGCAAAGGCAACATCGGCTTCATTATCAATTGGCTTAACAATGCAACGCCAATGCCTCCTACACAGTCTGAACACTTTGATTTGATACAGAGCGATACACCTCTTGGCCATCTTGTACGCGAATACTTGATGGATTTATGGAAGGACAAGGACCACATTCTGGAATTGAATACAATAAGGGCGAAACGTTAGAGGACTTCTGGAAGAGGAAGCTCGATCAAGCAACGTCGGGCTGTATCATTCCTGTTGAGTCACTTCCGCAAGCTTTTAGAGACGCTATTGATAAAGGTTACTCGACTGGTTGGCGCAACCTAGATGGCTATCTTCAGGGCCTCCGCAAAGGAGAAGTGACGGTAGTTACGGCTGATACTGGCTCAGGCAAGACTACCTTCTGTACGCAACTCATGGTCAACTGCGCAATGCAAGGGATTCCCGTCTGGATTAACAGTTGGGAGATGAAGCCAGAAACAACTATGCGCAAGTTGGCCTCTATTGTGCTGCGTCGTCCAATGAAGTTCCAGTCATTTACAGAGCATGAGAACGAGCAATTCGACGAATGGGCATCGCGATACAGAGTGTTTATCAACCCGAATACTATTGGCACGGACATTCACTCTTTAGGCCATCAACTCTATGAGGCAAAGAAGCTAGGAGTTGAGATTGTCATGCTCGACCACTTGGACTATCTCGTCAAGAGTAGCAACAAGAAGTCCCATGAAGAAATCGACGAAACAATGAAGAGGCTGCATGAACTCGCTTTTGATCTTTCTATGCATTTTATACTTATCTGTCATCCGAAACAAACTGGAAGTGCAGGAGAAGAAGCTGGAATGCATTCACTCAAAGGTAGCAGCTCTATCAAGCAATACGCCGACAACGTGCTCGTGTTACACAGATGCTCAAGATCAGACGCAACAGCAGACCCAAACAAAGTTAAAATAAGAATCGCCAAGAACAGAATGTTTGGTACGGAGGGTAACTGCTACCTTTTCTATCAACCACAATGGGACGGCTATATGGAGTTTTCACAATGAATTATCACGTAGTATTAGAAGGTTATGATGGTTTCCAAAAAGAAGAAGAAAGGGCATTTCCCCAAGATTCGCCCCCACACAGTCTCATTCTCCGTCAATATGAAAGCTTGGCATATCACCCTCTTAGCTTTGTTAGTTTGGCTGCTCCTCCAGGTGAGTTTCTAAACATCAAAGAACGTGTATTTCGGCTTAAAGACAAATTCTATGCTCTAGGAAGGCAAATCGTGCATTACCAGGAGTTTCGTTAATGACGCCACACAATATGGTCCCTTCAAGAGTGCCGCGTCAAGTTCAATACACAGACGGCACACCATCAAGAGAAGTAGAGGATGATGAAGATTGGGATGTTGAAGACAAAGAAGAGATGAAGAAGCTCAAAGAAGGTTTCGCCTACAGAAAACCATCTAGCGCTTTACAGCTTCGCGATCGTCTTATCAATGTAATCGAATTGGTCGAAGTGGCTCGTATTTCACTTCTGGCCAAAGAAAACAATCCTCTCAAAGTGGCGAATGTTTTGTACTTTAGCGTCACAACAGAACTAGAAGAAATTGAAAAGGAGTTAGCAAGACTATGAAAGTAAAAGTTGGAATCACAACAACCGAAGTAGAAGTAGGCCAGTATCGTGAGATGAACAAGGGCGCATTGAAAGCCTTCTTCACACTCGTAGAGTATCCGCATGGACGCAAGACTTTCGATTGTCGTTACTTTGAGCAAGGAGACAAGCGCTGGTTTTCGTTTCCTCAGAAAGAGATTAAGAAAGATGGAGCTACGAAACCTGAATACATCCCTTATGTGAGTTACTTAGATAAAGAGTATCTGGAGCAATTCAAAATAGCAGTATTAACAGCCCTTAGTGATCAGCAGGAGAAAAATGGCCAAGCGAACACACATCAAAAGCAAGAGGCTCTACTACAAGACGACCCATCCGCTTTATGGTTCCGATAATGTCTTTGACTCTTGGATGACTCTATGTGAACTGACAATGGATCTCGCTGAAGATGAAGCCAAGCGCAGGTTGAATACGCTGCTTGTCCAAACCATTAGCGACATTGCAGATGAAATGATGGAAACTGCGGAAGAGTATGAGCCTCAAGCAGATAATTAACAGACAGAAGATGCTTAATGATGTGATAGATAAGGAAATGGAACTTCCTGGGGAACCTTTGATCTATAGCATTAAGTATCCGGTAGGGCAAAGGACTCGCGGCGTTCAGTTCTTTAGGAACATGCAATGGAAATCACTGTTGAAGACATTTTTCAGATCGTTTTATCGCACCAATATTCCTGTTGTTTTGATAGTGCGTTTTTTTGTTACTCCACCTGAAGGTGTCTCCGTGTCTCCAAAGGCTTTGCGCCAAGAGTCTTTGCCAGCCGTTAAGTCTTACGAGCTATGTGATTACACGCTCTCGTTTTTAGAGATGCTGCATCACGTTCTATTCAACTCCTATCGTCAGGTTGTGAAGCTTGATGTCGAGAAGTTCTATAGCGCCAACCCTAGAACAACAGTAAAAATGATGAAATGGGACGAATATGTCAAGTTGCAGAGTAGTAATACCATTCACACCAAAGCCGAAAGCGTCAGTGAGAATGTCAAGAGGCCGAGCGTACAATCCAAGCGCAAGAGGAATGAAACAAGTAGCCGAGCATGTAAAGAAGCAGCTAAAGGACCGACCGATGCCGCTTCTCAAGGGTCCGCTGTTTGTGATAGTTCACTTCGTGATGCCGGCTCCTCAAGGTCTCTCCGAAAGAAAACGCCAAGCGCAAAACTGCTTACCCCACACGAAGCGACCAGACGGCGACAACTTAGAGAAGTACCTCAATGATGCTCTTACCGGTATTGTTTGGGCTGATGATTCTCAAATTACCTGGATTCTACGGAGCAAGACAATCACTTCTGACAAGGAAGGGTACACCGTTTTTTCCGCCCAAGAAATAAATGACGAAGAACCGGACTATAATGAATTGTTAAGAACTATTCGCGAACATATCTATATTCACAAAGGAGAACAAAATGAAACAAATGATTAAAGAACACTATATGCAAGCACAGCTATTAATGGCTAGTAATCTGCTAAATAGTATTAAGGATAATATCGATAATACTTTCTATGAAGACGAAGATGAGTTTGAAGCTATAATCGAGACTTTAGCGAAAGGAACCGAGATTGCTTTGCTAAGAATGAAGCAGATCATTAAAGATGCCGATGAGGATGATTGTGACTGTTATTAGTCTTAAGCAGACAACCGTATATATCGTATTAGGAATTGATGAGCATGGTCACGATCAAGTGCTTTCGGTCTTCAACTCCTATTACGATGCTAAATCCTTTTGTGCCGAGACCATGCACGACACTGACTATTATGACTTATGGATTGAGAAACATCCTGTCATGTAAAGCGGTTTTACATTGGGTAAATCCAGTTAGCTAGCGTGCTCCCAATGTAAATACACATAGCCACAAGACCAATCCAAGAGAGCACTTCCATTCGGCCAATCTTTCTATTACTACTCGCAATATTCTCAATGTCTTTGCGGATTCTTTCTTGTACACGGCTCTCTAGTTGTCTTGCAAGCTCCGAAGTCTCTGACTCTCGATAATTATGAAGTTTCTCTAACTGTTCGTCACTCAACATGCTTCACCAAATCGACCTTAATGTTGTTGCGCCAGTTGTGTACGTCCATGAATAAGCGCAAGTAGTCGTCTTGTCTCGCCTTTGCAGTAAAGCGCTCAATCATTCGTTTAAGATTGTCCCGCCATTTTGTTCCGTCGAAATTCGCGTGTCTTATTAAGATGAGAAGGGCACTCCAGAATCTAGCCGAATGTGTGTAGTGGCTATAGCCGTTGATTCGCTTGATATAATCGATCGTTTCCCAGCAGATATCTATATGATCGTCGAAATCTTCTTCGTTAAACTTATATTCGCCAGTCTTAAACTTCTGAAACGCATCTTTTGTGTGACCCATTGTTATGTTAAGCGCAATCTTGATAGAGATGGCATGCGTCTTCATAAATTGTTGAAGCTTAATATATTCTGGGTAATGATTCTTGCAATAGTAATTGAGATAGTCCGACTGTCCCCATGCTTGAGCAACGTTCATGATGATGATATCGGAAGGTGTTAAGGTTTTGTTTTGGTTGTAATATATCTCAACACCAAGCATCTTTGCAGCCAACAATCTATGCTGTCCATCAATTACTTCCATATCTGCATTGACTGAGATTGGCCTTAACTCTAGCAAGTTTCGAGCCTTTATAGAGTCGGCTAATCTCTTCACATGCGATTGATTGATTGCTTCGCGGTTGTCCTCTCTGAATTTAAAGAGGTCATAGTCTCGCGTCTTCTTAATTTCGTTCACGCTTCATCTCCTTTAATGTTTCGGCGATTATCTCTAGTTGCATCTCAATGTTGTCGATTCTGTTTCTCAGCTTGATATAAGGATTAGCATCTTTTCCCTTACTTGAGTCGCTGCACTTTAAATCTCTTGCGATTTTCCTGTCTCTAGCTAATTGCTCGGCTATTATCGGCTCATATTTATCTCTTCCACCGTTTCGACGTACCTCAAAGATAACTGAATTCTTTCCACGGCCTATCTCTATTGCTATCTGCGTGAGTGAATAACCCTTCTTAATTAACTTGAAGATCGTTTTTCTTTCTATCAAGGTTAACGGAGAAAATTTATTCCTGCGCTCTTCTATCTTTACTTTTGAACTGTGTAATTCTTGTTTTACCATCTTCTTTTATAGCACAATTGCCATTCCATAATATTTTAGGATTCTCTTTAAGATAACGTATAAGGGCATCTAGCGAAATACATTCGATCTTTGTTTGTACCTCAAAAGGTTGTCCTTGTTCGTTTTTCCTAAGCTCTGTAATTAAAAATGTTTTGCTCACTTTTCTTTTCGTGGGTGAAATTGTTTAAACATCTCTTGAATCTTATTGCTTGATAGGTGAGTATATCTCTGCGTACTTGCTATTGAACTGTGTCCTAGCACTTCTTGTATTAGGCGCAAGTCAGCTCCTTGGTCGAGTAAGTGAGTAGCGCAAGCATGGCGTAGAGTGTGTGTGGTAATACCTTCTATGCCTGCTTTTTTTGCGTATGTCGTTACCATCTTGCAAAGCAACTGTCTCCGTAGCTTCTTGCCCATTATCGTTTGAAACAATATCCCAGGCTCTTTGCCCCTATACAATTCAATATAGACATTTAGGGCAATTGCAGCCTTTACGGTCACGGGCACGCTTCTTGTCTTGCCTCTCTTTCCGCATCTAACCAACACATGCCCGTCTTCCTTAAAGTCCTCTATTCTCAAGTCGCAAAGCTCACTAGCGCGCAACCCTGAAGAATATAGAAGCTCAAGTATTGCTCTATCTCTGCGACCTGTTTCCGTTTCTGTATCTGGCATTGCAAGAATACGGTCTATTTCTTCTATACTTGGCACGTACGGAGCTTTCTGCTTGAACATGGGTGCTGATACCTCTAGGCATATATCTTCTGTTACAGCCCTTGTAATGCGTAAATAACGGCAAAAGCTTCTAATAGCCATGTAATAGCGATTCAAGCTTGCGTCACTCTTGCCCATGCTCTTTTGATAACCTAGATAACTCACGATCATCTGTCCTTTCAAAGAAGTAATTCGCTTCATGCCTTTGTTTTGCAGGTACTCCAAGAATCTCGTCACGTCAAAGGTGTATGCTTCTACTGTCTGTTTACTTTTGCTTAAGCTTATCTGATTAGTATACTCCTCAAGAAGATACGCCAGTGAGTTTAAAATCTGTGGTTGACTTTTCATTTATAGGCTCTCTCTTTTTATAGTGTATCGATTGCAGGTATTGAAGGTATTGTGTGATGATTGCCGTTGAGCTTAGGCCGGTATCTATCGACAACCTGCTTAAAGTATCGTGTAAATCGGCTGGAACTTGTACGTGTATCGATTTCTTGCCTTGGCTTTTCTTCATGTTTAATACTCCTTTTAATGTTGTGTATCTCTTGCTCTAATCTTGCTAGCACAATATGCGCGATTGTATCTCTACGCCCTTGCTTTGCTAATGTATTGTATCTCTCCTGTGCGTTCTCTAGCTCCGATTGTAGTAAGCTTGCCATAGTATCTACCCCTTACATTTGTAGCAACATAGAATTACAGTTCTTATTGCCTTGTGTTCATAACTTTTATTCTGCTATTATCCGCTTGTCTTACCGTTTTTGGGGGGTTAGCTAGTGTCAAGCTTTCCCCCGTCCTTTATTCTTGCTCTTTACATTCATTGCAACCGTCATCATTCAATTGACAATCTTCTGCAAAACCTTCATGCCCGCAATTCCCGCAATTGTACCATGTTTCGAGCTTATCGCCGTTCATCATGCATACTTGGTATTCTGAGTTAGTCAAAAACACATTCCCACTATTGAAATTCATCATCGGTACTACTTCATCTGTGCAAAAGTCTTCAGGCAAGCCGTCCTTATGCCATGCATTAAATAAATCGATTAGTATGGCCCGTTCTCTATATCCGAAATCAGCTAAGTTTGTTGTTGTTATTTCTTTTCTCATTATTTCACCTGCAAGCATTTAGGGTACATTTTTCCAAGTATGTTAATTATTTTACTAAATTGTTTATCCAATTGTTTTAGCTCCTTTTCTGCATGTGTACCGTCATGTAATACATATACTTGCCTAATCATATCCTGTGCTTCGATCATTGAAAGTATCTGTTGTCTTGCATTCATTATTCACCTCTTTTGATTGTTACATATCTTGTGTTTACTGAATCGACATTATTAGCTAACCAGTTCTTGAAATTGCGTTGTGTCTTAAACTGATTAGATGAAGTAAAATATTCAAGCTCTCCTTTCGAGTTAATGAGATACGCATCTAGTTTCTTGTATAGTTTACCGCTTATGTATGTATCGGTTGTGTTTCGTGCATTGGTTAGTGTCATTGCTTCACCTTGTTTATGTTTCTCTATCTTCTCGATAGTTGCTACAACTTGCGCTTAACTAAAAGCTATACAAGGAGACTGCTATCAAACATTCGAGTTATGCACTTCACATAATCGATTGTTTCAGATGCGTATCATGATAACACACAACATACATTTGTAGCAACAAGATAAATATGTGTGGACAGTTAATCTTCTTCTTAGGTATAGCTAGGATTGAGATTAAAATAAGTATTAGCAAGGGAGTTGAGCATATGAAAGGAAAGAAGTTGAGCCACAAAGAGCGAGTTGAGAAGCTTGAACAAGATGCAACAGAGCGCAAGCGAGTATTCAAGGAGCTTTGCGAACATGTTTCAAAGGGGTATAGCTTGGATTGTTTTGGACCTTTAGGAACTGATTCTATTAGGAAGTACCTTAAAGTGTATCCTGAAGAGTTTGTGCAGGAAGAATTAGACAATAGCTTAAGGCAAGGCAAAGAGTATTGGGAAACAATTGGAAGCAAGCAAGCTAACGGGCAATGCTTAGGCAATAGTCGCACATGGTTTTATAACATGAGCAATCGTTACGGCTGGAGAGATAAGATTGACGTTGAAGCCGAACACAAAGGACAGCTTGCGGTGAACATTGTAAGTTACGCATCATCTAAAGCACGCACAGATATACTAGAGCAATCTTAAACCATAATATGTATTATGAATACCTCTAAATGATAGCAAGTTAAAGATTGAATTTGTCTATGTTAAGGAGGGTGTTGCCCCAGTGCGGTGGTGTATCCCCATTGACAGGACCACCACAAAAAATTATCCAAATTAGGTAACTTTCACAAAAAATTATCCAAAGTAGGGACTTTTTTTTCATTTTTGAGGCGTTGAATTAGCTTCTTGTTTTAACTTTCACTTATCTACGAGAAGAAGCTATTGATAATCAAGCACTTAAGTATTTACATGATAGAGATTTGATTTCATCTCGGCTTTGTTATCAGTCGCTTTGCGAGAAGAGTGAGATTGTTTTGTTTCAAAAAGCTCACGTAACTTCTGTGCCCCTCTCTGCGTTCGATTATCTACATTTTAAGAGAGTAGTCAAGATAAATCTTTGCTTTGATTAAAATATTTCTTGCATAGTTATACCTTTTTTTGCATTTTGTTGCTTGAAGCGCTAGTTATAGGAACCTTTGCGCTAGGGGAACTTTGCCTACAATAACTTTTGGAGAGGTATATGAAGTACGAGTTTGAGATACTGGACAGTGACTTAGAAGATAGAAAGAGAATCATATTGATGAAGGAAGAGATTCGCAAGAGGATCGATGAACTTAGCCAGTATGGACAAAACACAATGTCGGACTCGTTACTGAGGTTGAAGAGAGACCTGGAGTATTGCGAGAATGAGTGGCTTTCTTGTCAGAGAGAAAAGGTAATTAACAAGTTAAGCGAGGTATTGAATGTGGATCGTGTATCTTTGGGTGAACGTTACTGGCGAGAAGATGACTAGATGGCGTGGTGAGGCAGAGACAGTCGAGGTGCAGGTGATTTGGTGTAGCGCTTCCCGTCATGCCGAGTTGATTGAGGAGATACGAATCAAGATGAGGAGGATACGAGATGCCCAGAGTTGCGAGAGCAGTTGCGAGGAAGATCGACAGGTTTCCTTGGTACGAATGGATAGAGGAGTTTGAATGGGAAGATGACGAATTCGAAGACAGAAGATGGGGAACAATCGAAGAGAGAAGAAGAAAAGCTGAAGCCATGTCACGGGGGGATGTATGTGTACCGAGGGCCGATGAGTGTGGAGCGTGTCAATGAGATCAAGAATCGTTATGCTTCTGAAGGCTGGAAACTTGATACTGAATCGCCAACTCTTTCGTTTGTGTCTAAATGTGGACGCTGGTTTGACTGCTATGATACAGCTAGTTCGCAGTTTTATCGGTTGGATGGGCATTGGGTGGTGAATTTAGTACAAACTAGAGAGGAAAAATAATGAAACTGGGATTGTGTAGCATCTTATTTATTGTGCTTTTGGTGCTGAAGCTATGTGCGCTGATTACTATTTCGTGGTGGTGGGTGTTTGCGCCTTTGATAGTGATTGCGGTTTGGTGGTGCTTGATAGTGCCGCTGTTGTTTGTTGCAGTATTTATGATGGCGGTAGTGAAGGAGTTAAAGAAATGAATGGATACAAGCAGATAACAGTACGAGGATGTCTAGTAGAAGCTCCGTTGAAGCCGTGTCCGTGGTGTAAGAAGACGCCGCATTTGACTATGCCTTTGGATGATTATCGCGAGACCAAGTGGGGCAATCATGAGCTGACTTGGGTTTGGCGAGTGAATTGTATTGATTTAGAGTGTCGAGTGAAGCCAGAAGTGAAAGTGTCGATTAGGAACACGAGCAAGACTCTTTTGAATCGGTTTCTTGATAAATTGGATGAGCTTTATGACAGGTGGAATGATAACAATCCAATTAAGGCTTACGAGATGAAAGTGATTGACATGAGAATGATACCTAACTTGGGGTTAGCAAAATGAAGCGAATTGATTTAGTTGATTTGGGTGCATTTATAGCGATGAGTGGTTTCGGTGTGGTGATGTATTCAATTGCGTGGGCGTTACTCACTAGGCCGCCGTTATGAGATGGTTTATTAGCGACACGCACTTTGGTCATGCGAATGTTATAGAGTATAGTGGTCGTCCTTTTGAGCATGTGCAGCAGATGGACGACGTGATGATTGCGAGATGGAATAAGACAGTTGGTGAAGATGATGATGTGTTTATGCTTGGGGATTTTGGATTATCAACTACTAGCTATCTTACTGATATATTTCATGCTCTCAAGGGTAACAAAATACTGATTCGGGGAAATCACGACGGTACAGTTAGCAAGATGAAGAGGATTGGCTTCGCTACGGTCTTAGAAGAAGCGACAATCTTGATCGACGGGTATGAAGTGCGCATGGTTCATTACCCGAAGATGGGAGGAGCTGACCTTCTAACGTTGCATGGACACGTGCATGAGAAGGGAACTCCCTTTTTTCATGGTATGCAAGCGTGTATGTGTGTCGAATTGTGGAATTATACGCCTGTTAGCGAGAAAACAGTGCAAAAATTGATAAAAAAGTGGGTAAAAGATGGAAATTCGTGTAGTAGGAGAACCTCTGATCGAGGCGGTCCAGCAGATGCAAGAGGCAGCCAAGTATGAAGCGAGTTATGCTGCCCTTATGGCCGACCATCACATTGGTTATAGTGTTCCTGTTGGAGGCGTTATTGCTTATGAATCCAAAATCTGTGTTAACGGGGTGGGATTTGATATTGCTTGTGGGAATAAAGCTATTCGCGTGGATTCGGATGCTGATGGGGTTAAAAGTAACATATATAGAACGATGAACGAGGTGCAGAAGCACATTAGTTTCGGAATGGGAAGAAAAAATGAGGATAGAGTAGACCATGAGTTGTTTGATGATCCTTTATGGAATGATATCCCTTTGCTTCGTGGTCTTAAAGATAAAGCTATGGCGCAGTTGGGAACGGTGGGATCGGGCAATCACTACGTGGATATTTTTACTGACGAGCTTAATCGCATTTGGGTGGGGGTTCATTTTGGCTCACGTGGTTTGGGGCATTCGATTTGTACACATTTTATAAAAGAAGGGGGAGGTAAAGATGGAGTTCACGCAACGCCGGTTATTTTTAGTGAGGATTCAGACCTCGGAGAACAGTATCTTAAGTGCATGGAACTCGCTGGTAGATATGCTTACGCGGGTAGAGATTGGGTTTGTTCAAGGGTTGCAAAAATACTTAGAGCAAACATCGTTGAGCAAGTACATAACCACCATAATTTTGCCTGGAAAGAGCGGCATTTTGATCGAGACTTATGGGTTGTCAGAAAAGGAGCTACACCTGCTTTCCCAGGTCAGAAAGGATTTGTCGGAGGCTCTATGGGAGATATTTCAGTCATCTTTGAGGGCGTCGAATCCGCAGAATCACCAGCACTATTATACTCAACAGTACATGGAGCAGGCCGTGCGATGGGAAGAATGCAAGCAAAGGGTAAAAGAGATCGCCGCGGTAATGTCACCAGAGAAGGTTTGGTTAACAAAGACCTGCATGATGCTTGGATTAAGAATGCCGGAGTCGAAGTGCGCGGAAGTGACCTCGACGAGTCCCCTTATGCCTATAAACGCATTGAGCAAGTTCTCGCAGCGCATGCTTCTACAATAAAGATACTACATACTTTGCAGCCAATAGGGGTATGCATGGCAGATGGAAGAGAATGGGACCCATATAAGGATTAGGAGGAGAGATGACATTAGGTGAACATGATAGAAACATTCTTAAAGAAATTAGAGAGTTATTGGTGGAGCTTCTTAGGTGTAATAAGCAGGCTTTAGAATATATAGTTAGAAAGAATAATAGAAACGCTAGATCAAGTATTAAATTGTTACATGAACAACTTAACATTTTGGAAGAGATGGAAGATAGGGACTAATGGATGAAGGTTTAGTATACGTAGGCAAAATTATCGCCATCGATGCTATTCCCAACGCAGATCAGATCGTTAGCGCGACTGTTGTGTGTGGCCACGGGGGGAAGTGGAAGGGAGTAGTTCGAAAGGCAGAGTTAGGTTTGAATGATTTGTGTGAGGTTTATTTACCGGATGCGTTAGTGCCAGAAGATGATGTGCGCATGAAGTTTATGGCTTCTAGTCACTGGCGCGTCAAGATGAGAAGGTTTCGTGGCGCTCCGAGTGAAGTAGTGATTATGCCACTTCTAAACCCACAAGATGGAATTTGGTTAGGCTATGATATTACGGAATTCAAAGGAGTTACTAAATATTCCAAGCCAGTTCCGGCGCATTTACAAGGTCTTGCGAAAGGTAACTTCCCAGGATTCATTCCAAAGACAGATGAGCTTAATTATCAGCGGCATTTCGATCTTGTGGATCAATTGCATGGAAAGCCTTATTACATAACAGAGAAAACAGACGGTTCATCAACCACTGCATTTCGCTATAAAGGACAGTTCGGTTTGTGTAGTAGGAACCTTGAGCTTCAATTCAATGCTGACAATGGCTATTGGGTTGTGTGCAAGAAATATGGTGTAGAGGAGAAGCTTCCGGAAGGTTACGCGTTGCAGTGGGAAACTTGCGGCCCAGGCATTCAGAGTAATCCGATGGGCCTTAGTGCGATTGATGGCTTTGCGTTCAGTGCATATAAGATTGATGAGCACAGATATCTTAGTATGCAGGAACTTGTGAATCTCTGTAAGAAGCTAGAGTTTCCTATGTGTCCGATTCTTGAGCATGGATTCACGTTTGATAAAGAAGGTATTGAGCTAAAAGGCGAAGGTAAGTATTCAAACGGAAGAGAAAGAGAAGGTGTGGTAATTCGTTCGCAGGAAAACATTGGAACCATGCCCATTAGTTTCAAAGTTATTAACCTAGGATACGAGAAATGAAGTGGATAGGCAAGCATCCTCCTGTTTATATCTATCTAGATGACGAATGGGAAAGAGAGTCTGATCATAAGTTATTTAAACCCAATGAGAAGAAACATGGTTGGGTAGCAGATGATGGTGAAACAATTGAATGGCACAAGAAAGCAAAAGTAATGAGGAAGAAGAATTTATGAAGTTATTACCAGTTGGAAGAAGCTTATTAGTGCAGATACGAGCACCAGAGAAGAAGAGTGTGTTGTTAATCGCGAGGCAATCAGATGAACCTTTGCAGGCCGATGTGATTGGTGTAGGAGAGAAGGTCGAGTTTCCAATTAAGGAAGGCGATAGGGTGCTGTTGTTTCCTTATGCCGGAACAAAGATCGCAGGTGGCACGGATGATGCACCTTACCTAATAATTGGTGAGAAAGATGTGATCGGTGTGTTGAAAGACGCATAGATTCGTCCATTTAAACGCAGCTCCAGTGGCTACTATGGTCAAAACGCGATAGTAGAGTATAAACAATTGACGGAGATAAAGGTCTTATGAGAGTGACTTGCGTAAGTGATCTGCATGGCGAGTATCCAAATCTAGAAGGAGGAGACTTGCTTATCATTGCAGGTGATCTTACGTCGATGGATAGGATAGATGAGTATTTCTGGTTCAGGGATTGGCTACAAGCACAAGACTATGATAAAAAAATATTTATTGCAGGCAATCACGATAAATGTATAGAAAGAGGACAGTTCTATTTTAGTGATCAATGGATGGGTGCGACGTATCTCTGCGATAAAGGAACTGAGTATCAAGGACTTAAGATATACGGAACGCCGTGGACGAGATGGTTTGAAGGCGTGAATCCTTTGTGTGACGGATATATGTTGCAGACGGAATTACAGCTTGGGGAGAAGTTTAGCTTAATTCCAGAAGATACAGACATACTAATTTCGCATGGACCTCCTTGGATGGTACTTGATAAAACGATTCGTAGGGAGAATGTAGGATCAATTGCGTTGGGTGATAGGGTAAGACAGCTCAAGTTGAAATATCACATCTTCGGGCACATACATGAGTCCTACGGTACATCTATTGCGAATGGGTATGTATCGATGAATGTGGCGCATATGAATAGGTCGTATGAGCCTGTAAACAAACCGGTAAACTTTGAGATTGAGGTTAAAAGTGGCGAAAGAGAAATGGATTCAGGGTGCGATTAAGAAACCAGGCGCGCTTCACAAAGAGTTAGGCGTTCCAGAAGGTAAAAAGATTCCAGCGAAGAAACTAGAAGTTGCTGCGGAGAAGCCTGGTAAAGAAGGCAAGCGTGCAAGATTGGCAGAAACATTAAAAGGATTCAAAAAGTAGAGGAAAACTATGGACAAATTGATTAAAAAAGTTGATAAAGACTTAAACAAAGCCAAGAAAGACAATAAGGTTCTTTTGAAGGCTGACCAGAAGCAAGACAAGAAAGTTGACAAGCTAGAGAAGAAAGGGAAGCGCTAATGACAGACAACATCAATCATCCTTCGCATTACAAGGGTCGTGGGCTAGAGTGTATACAGGTGATTGAGGCGTTTGGATTAGGTTTCTGCCTCGGCAATGCGGTAAAGTACATCCTAAGAGCTGGAAAGAAGGGATGCAAGAAAGAAGACCTTAAGAAGGCTATTTGGTACTTGAGTCGTGAAGTCGAGGATCTAGAGATGTCAGAGATTGAGACGGCTCCTTAGCTCAGTGGTAGAGCGCCTGCCTGTTAAGTAGGGAGTCGGAGGTTCAAATCCTTCAGGAGCCTATGCCAAGTTGGGTGAGTATGGCCGAAACCGACCCTGAGCTGTAGTGGCGATAAACTCGGAGGGTGTCCCTTTAGCAGTGTACCGAGAGCGTGGGGACCGAAGGTTCGAATCCTTCACTTGGCTTAGTAGTTTGGCGAGTATCTACTTAAAAAAAACCTCCATCATCGCTGTGAGTAGCTTAGTGGTAAAGCAGCACCCCTTACACGGGAGCGCACGTGAGTTCGAATCTCACCTCCGGCGACAATTTTGGCACAAGAACTGGCCTGTCTAGCCATAGATGGTATCCAAGATAAGTCCAACGACAGTTTCCCCAGTAAAAGTCGTTAAATACCTGGGATTTCGAAGAAGTAACTCAGTTGGTAGAGGGGCGATGAGCATCCAGTACCGTAAAAGGTGGAGCGGTTGTTTTCATGCAGTGTCGTGGGTTCGAGTCCCACCTTCTTCAATGGGATCAGTTGTAAAAGTATATAAAAAAGAAAAGCATGTATCATGGCAAGCTAGAATTTGTCGTGTTGGCATACCTAAGTTGACTCTATCATTTTGCACTTATGACGAGGCTTCTGATTGGTTAAATGAAAATGAAGAATCGTATATAAATAATCCTGAGTTGTTTATGAAAGAATTCAATAGATTAAAAGAGTTACGAGGAAGAAGAAAGAAGAGGAATGGAAAGATTTAGGGTCTATAGTGTAGCGGTTAGCACAGGAGGTTTTCAATCTCTTAGCGCAAGTTCGAATCTTGCTAGGCTCATGTTGACTTGTGGTGTTAATAATAATTCATCCTTGTAGGTTAAGGTATGGCCCTCTCTACTTGCTGGATTCCGGTGAGACGTACGATAGAGAGGAGGAGACATCAAAAGCAGGTGAGTCTTAAGCTTGCCTGCGTCTCTTTTTCAAAAAGTATCTAATAAGTTGTGTCAAATTCAAATTTTAGTTATGAGGAAGTTCTAACCAAGGAACTTTTGCATGGCTACAATTACTATCCCTTACGGCTACTCGCCTCGTCACTATCAAGAAAAAATTTTAACTGCCCTAGATGATGGGTGTCGCAATGCTTGTTGGGTTGTCCATCGGCGTGGTGGGAAAGACACTACTATGTGGAACTACATGATTAAGCGAGCCTACTTGGAGCCAGGAACCTACTACTACTTTTTGCCTAGTTTTGCTCAAGCTAAGAGGGTTATCTGGGATGGTATGACTAACGACGGCAAAAGGATGCTCGATTATATTCCAAAGGCAATTATAGACGGGAACCCAAATAACACAGAGATGAAGGTTTGGATTAACGGAGCCAGAGGTCAATCGTTGATACAGCTTATAGGTGCGGATAGTTACGATGCGATTATGGGAACGAACCCTAGAGGAGTGATATTCAGTGAGTGGAGTCTGATGGACCCGATGGCATATGAGTTTGTTAAGCCAATTCTTGCTGCGAATGGCGGTTGGTGTGCTTTTATCTATACACCTCGCGGTAAGAATCATGGCTTTGAACTTGCTGAAATTGCGAGGAGGAATCCGGATGAGTGGTTCTTTGAGGTTCTTACAGTACGTGAAACGGGAGTGCTTACGGAAGCGCAGATTGAATCCGAGCGCAGAAAAGGCATGCCTGAAGACATGATACAGCAAGAATTCTACTGCAACTTTAACCGAGGTCAGGAAGGTTCCTACTATGGCCGCCAGATGGATGAGCTTCGAAAGAAAGGGCAGCTTTGCAAGGTTCCATTTGACCCAGCACTTCCTATTCGGACGTACTGGGATCTGGGCATTGGCGACTCGACTGCTATCTGGTTCGCACAATTTGTCGGGAAAGAAATTCATCTTGTCAACTATTATGAAAATTCTGGTGAAGGACTAGCTCACTATGCACGCGTTTTGGATGATTTCCGTCGAGAAACCGGATGCGTGTATGACCTAAATGTTGCTCCACATGACATTCAAGCGAGGGAGTTGACAACAGGGAAGACAAGGCTGGAAACAGCGCGGAAGCTTGGACTAAATTTTCGGGTCGCGCCAAGATTGAGTTTAGAATCAGGCATAGAGTCTGTTCGTATGCTTCTCTCCAGGTGTTGGTTTGACGAGAAACGGTGTGAACATGGCCTGAAGTGTCTTGAGAACTATCGGAAGACTTATAATGAGAAGTATCGGGTGTATGGTGACAAACCTTTCCATGATTACACGAGTCATGGCGCAGATGCCTTTCGCATGCTGGCAATAACCGAATCAGACTTTCGACCGGACATGGGAGTTGGGGATGTGGAGTATGGTTTGATGAAAGATCGTTGGGGTTGGAAGATTTAGTTTTGTCTAGAGCGTCCATAATGTAAGAACATAAGAGGTCTTTTAAAGTGATTCCCTCATCTTCGAATGATTTAGGTCCTTTTTCTCCAGAGTGTTTCGAGTTTCGATTAGCTCCGGATGGTGTGTCAGAATATGTCATGTCTTCCTACTGTCTTGGTATATGGTTTGTATTTACTTCGCACGAGAGAGTAATGTCACCTCAGATGTGCGATTGCGTCCTTGATGTCCTTTGTAAACTCGGACGATCTTAGAGAAACAGTTGTTAAAAATCCACCAAGAACAATACGCATAGCATTACTTTCAAAGATCATTGTGTCATTTTCTTTCGCCACTTTTTCGAGAGGAACCGTATCATGAGTTTTGCTTCCTGGCTTAAGATGTCGTTCTCTTGCGACTCCTTTTTGTTTCTTTAGCTTCTCGTTGTATTCGATGGCTTTTTCTTGGTTATATTGAATAATATCTTCAGGTTTAAAAGGTTGTGATTTTCTTTCAGGAGGATTTTGCCATTTATCAGGATTGTTTAATATATTGATTAGCAATGACATAAGTGATTTCTTGATGGTTTGAGTTTTAGAAATTTTAACGGCATCAATAACTTTTTCTTCAGGATACTCTTTGGTTAGACGAATTTTATCTTTAGGAGACAATGTTGTGGTATCAAGAATCTCATAAGCCTTTATTTCTTTCTGCGCAGCTAAATCCTCCTCCTCCGAGCGAAGCGATATTTTCTTAGGAGATTTTATAGCAGTAGATTTTTCTGGAGGAGATGATAGAGGAGGATTATTAATACTTGGACTTGATAATACTTTCCTTGATACTACTTTATCACCCGTGTTTTCCGTGCCTTGGAATCCAGGGCCCTGAAAAGGCGTGTGTTGGAAACATTTTTTGAATTTAGGTGTTTCTGAGATATAATATTTACATCTACGTAGAGCCCCTCCTTTATCTCTTCTAATGAGGATGTCTTGCTTTTTCATGTAACCGGCATCGATTGCTTCGTTAAAGATGCTATCTATTTTATCCCTACCGCATTGACCTTTTAAATGATTAGCTACCTGCCTTCGATTAATCCGCCAACCTTTTTCATTTGAGAGAAGATAACATAAAAGCCAGCGACATTCAGGTGATAGAGATTGATTTCTTAGTAGTTCTGAGCTGATTATGACATATGGATTTTCTTTATCGTGTGGGCATCTTTCAATAGCGTCTGCCTCAGCTTCATCATATATGACATCGCCTGGTTGGATATCGTGAATCGCTGGGTTTGGTGGATATTTTTCTTGTGAATTGGGAGTATTAGACTTCATGTAGTGTTTAATTCCTTGCTTTTCTGTTGCGCAAAATACAAGGGATTAAGATAATCGGAGACAAGATATCAGTCTTCGTTTTCCTAATCGCCTATGTCGTAGTGGGCAGTTTAGGTTTGTCCATTCAGAAAAGGGTCACCCTACAAGGTGGCCCTTTTTGTTTTCGTAACGTCAAATTACTCCTTTCAATCACTTCTTGTCAAAATTAAAAAATCTCTTTGTCAAATTTTCCTTGCCATAAATTCAAAAAAAGAGTTTAGTGCGAATCAGATAGATACATACAATTTATTTGAAAAACAGCAGGGTTCATGCCAGATTACGATATCGTCAGTGATTTTACCCAGGATTACAATCGCGCTTACATGCTGCTAAACACTTACTATGCAGAAGCTTATCGTGACGTTGGGTTTTATCTCGGCAATCAGTGGTCCTTAGAACAGATGCGTTACTTGAATGAAGAGCGAAGAAATTCTTTTACATTCAACAAAGTACGCAAGATTGTCAACATGGTTAGTGGCTATCAAAAAGCTCATGCCAATGCCAGTATTGTGATGCCGTTCGAAACAGGTAACGAAGAAACAGCCGAGCAATTGACTGAACTTCTGAGACACGTGATGCAGCCAAACGGTTATGGAATCATCAGCAAAGCGTTTCTAGCAAGTTTATGTTCTGGAGTGGCTTGGGTTTCGCCGTGGGTTGACTATCGACAAGATTATGTGAATGGACGGATCTCCTTTCACCTTGACCATTGGAATGACGTTATCTGGGACCCCTTTAGTGTTCGTCCTGACCTTGAAGACTGTACCTTTGTAGCTAGACGTAAGTACTTGGCCAAAGATGCGATTAAGTCAATGGTTCCTGGTTGCGAGAGAGAAATCGATGCAATGGGATACGGAAACAGAGACGAAAAGTTTACATATGAACCCTACGCTAGACAGTGGGGGCTGCAAGAGCTTCTCGCCTATAATGAGTATTGGAAACAGCGATATAAAAAAGGCTGGCTGCTCATCGATAAACAGACTGGGGAGCAGAAGCCTTGGAAAGGTGATAAGAAAAGACTGACGATGATGCAAAGGTTCTTTCCGAATCTTGCTGTGATCGAAGGTTACTACAAAACAGTTGAGTATAACGTAATTGTCGAGAACCGATTGCTTTACAGTGGTGAGGATCCCTGGGGCATTGGAGAGTACCCTTTTGTGCCCTTCTATACAGTGTTCGACGGGTCATACGATCTATTTCAGTGGAAGATACAGTCTCTAGTAAGACTGCTTAGAGATCCGCAAGAAGAGTTCAACATGAGACGCTCCAAGATGCTGGATATCGTCGATTCTCAAATTGGTGCAGGCTGGAAAGTAAAATCTGGGGCTGTTTCAAATCCGAAGTCATTGTTTCAATCAGGTCAAGGTAAAGTCATCTTCTTCAATCCTGGCTATGAAGTTGGCGATGCAGAGAGAATTGATGCACCTACGATTCCTGAGAGTTTGTTTGCCTTAAGCGACACATTCGACAAAGACATGAGCGACATGGTGGACCTCAACAGCTTGACAGTGGACGATACAGACCGAATGAGTTCTGTTTTGTTCCAGATGAAGCAAGCGTTAGGAATGATGGGTCTCGGTCCAATATTCGACAATTTAAAAGAATCACAATACCTCCTGAGTAAGAAAGTGCTCAAGATGATTCAAAACTACACTCCAGAAAAGGTGCAGAGAATCATCAAACAAACACCAACAGCCGAGTTTTATAACAAGACTTTCCTTGAGTATGACGTTGATATTGTCCCTGCCGTAATGACAGCTACACAGAAGCAGCAAGCATTCTTACAAGCATGGTCAATGAAGGCCGGAGGAACAGCAGTACCAGACGAGATGCTTTGGGAGTTGTCACCGTTTCCGATTCAGAAGAAGTTCATGGAGAAGATCGAGGAACAGAATCAAATGGCGAAGCAACAACAGAAGTCAGATTTGGAAGACAAAGCAAGAGTCAACAAGCTCCTCGAAGCAAAAGCATATGGAGATGTGGCACTGGGAGAAGAGCGGCTTAGCAGGATTAAATACGATGCCGCGTTATCAGAAGAGCGATTGGCAGCAGCACAAGAAGAGAGAGCCAGAAGCGTACTTGATATCATCCGAGCAAGTAAAGAATTCGACGAGATGGATCAAAACATGCATGGCCGATCGATTGAACACGCAGAGAGAATACTTAACATCATTCGCGGCGTAGAAGAAGAACAGCGGTTAAAAGCCGGCGATACGGTAGTTCCTCAACCAGCAGTCAAAGGTAAGTAACGTGAACAACGATGGATGGGGTTTTATGGGCGCTGGGGACTCAGATATGAGAGTGGCCGGTACAGACCTACAGCACCACATACAAAAGCGATCTGGCAACCAAGCAGAGCATTCTACACCAGTATCGCAAATTGACGTGCATGAAGCGCTAATGAATGAAGTAGATCGACACAAAGAAGGTAAGAAGCTTCGGTTGGAACATTTAGCCAAGCATTACAAGAGGTAGACATGAAAAAACAGAGATGGCCAGGCGATGACGAGACGATTCACCAAGAGTTTCGCGCATCTAGAGCAGAAGAGCAGATGGGAATGGATGATGCTAATAGGAGTCACGGCAATGACTATTTAGCATTAGGAACTACTCGAAGATTGGATAAGTACCAGACAGATGAATTGATTCCGAGCTGGGCGACACAACTGGATACAACCGGAATGCAGCCCCATGCGAGAGAGTATTTAGAGAGAGACGAAACATCCATGAGAAGTGCGAGAAAGTACACCATGATTGCCGGCCAAGAGATCGATTACTGCGAAGGTATTCAGTTTAGTGGAACCCCTTAATGGCGTAACAAAAGACGAGATAGATCTACTCTTCGATTCATTGCCTGGTAACTATGCGAAATTAGCAAAGCGAAACATAGAATCAAAACGAATGCTGAGCGAACTTAAATGTATAGATAGCATGCGATTAGTGTGGGATGAAGAAGAGAAGAAAGAGTTAGCCGAAGATATCAAAAGATTGAAGTGGTTCTTAGGAGAGTAGAATGACAGCAAGTATGTTCCAAGGAGAAGGCGGCTATACAGCAGTGGTCGGCCCAAAGACAAAGGCGAAACTACCAGGACCAGCGATAGAGCCTATTCTCCAAGGACAGATTAACAAGCCAAAGAGCGACATGCAAGTGATGCAAGATGATGAGCGTAAGAGACATGAGCAAACGTATCTCTACGAGTATGGACATAACGATGGAAGCTCTCCACTTGGAAAGGGATCATTCTAATGAAGGGAAATGCACCACTCAATACGCTAAAACCTCAACCAGGACAATACGACAGCTACAATCCGACATTTCATCCACTTCCAGGAGTATGGGCGCACAAGCAAATGGAAGGCAATTACAAGAGACAATCGGCGCCTTCTTCGAAAGGTACGGAAAGAACTGAGATTCAGAGAGCTTTAGCAGATGAAAGAGCACAACACGAATACTGGGAAGAATGGCAAGGAGTGAAGCCAGGGAAAGCGATTTACGAAAACCCAAGAGAACTTCAAAACACATTGCTTCCTAGCGCTAAATACGGGACAGAAGGTCGAGGATATGGTTAAGAAAATGAACGCCTTAGAAAAAGCACGCAGTCAGTTGAAAAAGGCTGAGCATGCACACACACCCTCTAGCATTATGAAGAGGTTAAAAAAATCTAGGACGCCAAAAGCGAAGCCTAGTAAGTAACAACAAGGAGCATAACATGAAAGAGAATCCTTCAGGGAGACAAGGTGGATTCGAGAGCATGGAGCACTACAACGAACGCTCGCCAATGGTAAGTCATCAATCAGAGACTACACCTCATGGCGTTGCAATGGATTGGAGTGGAGTCATGGAAATGAAAGTGGAAGCAATGGACGAAGCTTATGGCCTGGCTGGAAAGCGTGGTTGTGAGAAGAGCGAATCAATGGCCCACTCTCAGTTCAGAGAATACCCCTGGGCGTAGGTAACTAGATGCAAACTACACTGATAGGTCAAAAGCGCAACTCTAACATGCAGGAGATGGGCGAGACGAGGGAACCAATGGCGAGAGACTGTTGGACCGATGCTAACCGTTTAGCCGAGAAATACGCAGAAAAGTTTCAACACGACTTCTGGGTATTGTTTGCTGCGAAACCACACGTGAAGGTTCAGAACGGAATCGTCATGGGCTGGGAAGTGATAGCAAAGAGACCTCCTCAAGCAATGGTTGGAGTAATGGTCTTTAAGTGGAGTCATGCAGACCAAAGATTAACAGTAGAAGCGGATTTGAGCTTGCCGTTTGACGTTCCCCTCAGCGAGACGGAGTTGTCAACGAACAAGAACGATATCATCACTACTGTAGGGCAAGCGGCTGAGAAATCAGGTTCGATCTTGCTAGCGTAATGTACATGTACCAATAGAGGTAATATGTGCTCGACAATCTCTGTAAGGAGAAAGTTGGTGTCTTAAAAAATTTTTGCTCATAGTGACAAGAATTTTTTTGAAAAACGGGCGTAACGAGGTCAGTCGCCGTGGCCAAAAGGAAAGTTGAATGAACGATTTAGATATGTCGAGACCAGGGAGTGAGTTGTTTCCTGATCCGCAAGTAGCACCTCAATACAACTCGTATCAAGACGTAAACGTGGGTCATGCCGTCGGTGATCCGTTAGATATGGGCGTTAAACAAAACTTTGAAGTCGCCGGTCAAGGACAGATGTCTCAGAAGGAAATGAACTTCGAGGCACTACGTGGTGAAGTGAGCAAGATGAAGGAAGAGAGAGAGTATTGGAAAGGTCAAGCAGAAGCCTACGCCAAAGCTCCTACTCCAGCACCGCAACAGAGAGAAGACCCGATTAGCAAGTGGGAAGAATCTGACTGGGGCGATTCGAGCAATGTGAAGCAGGCGTTTGAAACAATTCGTCAGGAAAACCAAAGACTCAGAGAAGAGTTTCGGGATCAACTGGCAGCAGTTCAAACCAAATCACAGCACTCGGACTGGAACAACTTAGTCACTCAGCACGTACCGCAGTTAACAAGTAAAAATCCGATATTCGCAGAGATGATTAAAAACTCTAGCAATCCATACGAAGCTGCCTACTTGTTAGCGGAGTTGAATGCAAAGACCCAACAGCAGCAACCACAAGGTCAATACCAGAATAGTGGAGATGCACAGAGGGCCATTGCGAACGCACAGAAGCCACAGACGATTAATTCAATCGGTGGCAATGGAACGTTAAGCTCGGCTGATTATTACGCAAGCATGTCTGATGAAGACTTTATGAAGATTGCAGGGAGAAATCTGGCGAATATCTAACTAGCAAGGTTTAGATATGCCAATTACAACAACCGCCCAAGTACCTCCAGAAGTTAGAACATACTTTGATAGACTTCTGTTGACCTTGGCCCGTCCTTACTACATCTATGACATGTTTGCACAAAAACGAACAATTCCTCTTAACTCTGGCGATCAGATGGTCTTCAGACGTTACAGTACATTGTCAGCAGCAACAGTACCTATTCAAGATGGTACAACTCCTCCTGGCGATAGCTTAAGTGTGACTGACTTCTCTACCCAAATTAAGTGGTACGGAAACTTTGTCACCATCACCGATCAAGTCCAATTCACAGTCCAAGATAGGGTTCTTAATGAGGCCACAAGGGTTCTTTCGCTTCAATTAGGTTTGACGATCGATACACTTATCAGAAATATGATGGTCTCTACGGCGTCCTCCATTCTATGTTCTGAGGGCACTAACGGGAACACGCCTACAGAAATCACGACCGCAGATATTAAGACAGCAGTGCGAGCACTTCGTCTTGGTAATGCAAGGCTGATGACTAAGCCTATTCCTGGCGAGAACCGCTTTGCGACAAGCCCTGTTCGTTCGAGCTACTGGGGATTCATGGACGTTACAATCCAGAATGACCTTGAAGCATGCGCGGACTTCTTGAGTGCAGCTAACTATCCAAACCCAATGGACGCGTTAGAAGCAGAATGGGGTTCAACAAACAACGTACGCTGGCTCTTGAGCACTAACGGTTTCAACAACGGTGCATCGATTCCTGTGTGGAGCAACATCATCCTCGGTCAAGAGGCTTATGGCGTTGTGAAGCTTGGTTCGAAAGAGGCCGAATTTATCGTTAAGCCACTTGGTTCTAGCGGTACATCTGACCCATTAAACCAAAGAGGTTCAGTAGGTTACAAGTATCCGTTTGCTACTCGCCTATTGAATGACAACTGGATTACACGCCTCTTGTCAACACAGAACCTTTAATCAATAGGAGAATAGTAAAATGAGCCAATACAGAACAGGTACAATTAATTCTACGACTGCCTTAATCAGCAGCGGCGTGAATTTAGCATTAGGGTTTGTCCCAGATGTGTTTCGAATCTACAACCAGACTGTACTTTACGCAGGCACTTTATCAGGTGTAGGCGAGTCTTTCTGGATCAAAGGTTTCCCTAACGCTTCTGCGATTATCACAACCTATACAGCCGGTGTTGCAGCAGTTTCCAAAATTACAAGCAACGGGATTACTCCTGTAGTCTTGGGTGGAGACTGGCAGAACACTATCTACACGATCACAGGTATCAGCAATGCAAATCCTGGCGTCGTAACAGTCAACCCAGTTAACCCGACCAACTCAATGGTTCTGGCTAACGGTATGACAGTGACGATTTCTGGTGTGAATGGAATGACTGGGTTAAACACCAATCGTTTCATCGTTGCCGGCATCTCTGGTTCTACAGGAAGTCAGACATTCAACTTGTACGACACTTTCGGTAACCCAGTCGATACCACTACTTTAGGTACATATACCTCCGGTGGTGAGTTAGATGTGATCTCGTACCCTCCAACAGCTCCAATTTTGAATTCAGTGACAGGTCAGGTTCTAATTCCTGGTAATCCTGCTGGTCTTCAATTGGATATCGGTTTCGAGGGGCTATTACTCGGATCAGGCGTACTCGGTTCAAACGGGGATGTTCTGCGCTGGGAAGCACTCTACTCGACGCCAACTGGCTGGTAGATAACAACTTGCGGAAGGGTCTGAACAACCCTTCCTCAATGTCAAGCCGCTTTACATTGGAGTTTTATGACATCGCCAATCGGGTTTCCTCCAGAGACAGTCTACCAAGTAACCAATATCACGCGAGATTCACCTGGAATCGTGACGGTTTCTTCTGTTGCTGAGACTGGAGCGTTCTATCTGGTGAATGGCATGACGATCACTTTCTCCAACGTCTTAGGTATGTATCAAGTGAATCGCGAGAGATACATCATCGGAAGTTTAGACACGAATGCAATGACGTTCGCTCTATACACCATTCGAGGTTTTCCGGTCGATACAAGCTCCTTTAATTCTTACGTGGGTGGAGGAGAGATAAACATCATCTCGTATCCAGCTCTAGCAGGTCAACCTCCAGGACTCATGTACAACACACAACCAATAAACGTTTAGGAATATATGGCATTTACCAAATCAAAACAAAAGAAAGAACCAGTCGAGAAGCTGCAAGAGAATCATCTGACTGGCCCAGCGAATGAGTCACTCGAAGAAGTGCAAGAAGCGCTGCAAGAAAACAAAGTAGTAATCGCAAAAGAGAAGCCAGACTACGAGAGCATTGTGTTTAGAAACCAACGCGATCCAGGCTATCCACTTGAGTTTCACTATTCCAGCAAGACGCATCCATTCAAGCAGTACAAACTCATCGATGGTGTCGCGTATCAACTTCCTAGAGAGGTAATCCGCAATCTAGAGAGCTGCCGCGAAAACATTGAGAAGTACCGAAAGAACCACAATTCAGGTCTCCCAGAGATTTACATTGCCGGCTACAAAACGCACTTCGTATGTGAGAGGGCTGCATAATGAGCATTGGACCAATCAGCGGTTATCCTTTAGCCAATTGGAACTCTACAGCAGGATGGAACTTCAACGCCATTCTTAGCGAGTTTCGTTCTATCTGCGGTATTCCTGATTCGTCAATGTATTCAGATGCCCAGTGCGCGACTCTTATCAATTATTACTATCAATATGTGTTGCTCAAGGAGCTTAAAATCTTCTGGGGCTACACATTTTATCAGTTCTTTACAGAAGCCCACATAGATCAGTACTTAGCTCCAACAGGATTCCAGACAGTAAACCCTAGCGTATGGGCCGATGGTTTCCCAATTGAGTGGTACATTAGTCCCGATACTTTCTATCAAGACTATCCGCAGAATGAGAACAAACTCACGGTTGGCAACGGTAATGGAACTCTGAATAGCTTCACTTTTAGTGTTTCGGCTTATCCGATCATACCAAGGAGTTTATATGTCACAGATGGTACTCAAGTCGTCCAAGATGATGGGTCCGGAGGATTCAACCAAGTTTCTCCTCTTAACTCTGTTGGCCCTGTGCTGGGCACTGTTGATTATGTAACTGGAGCGGTTGTTGGCCTTGAGTTTCTAACGCCTCCTGGTGTCAATACAAACATTGTCGCAACTTCTCAGACCTACTTCGCCAATCGTCCACAAGGCATCCTATTCTTTCCACAACAGCCTGTTCTTGATGCGACGCAGGCTACCCTTAACGCGGTCAATATGTTCGTGCTAAGGCCAATTCCTGATCAGGTTTACTTAATCAAGATGCAGGGAATCAAAATACCTGCGCCGTTTCTTAACTACACCGATGTTCCATTTCGTCCCGATCTTGGCCCACTGATTGCGCTTGGTGCTGCACTTCACAGATTCAAGCTATTCAACCAGATGGGCCAATACGATCAGTACCTTCCGGAGTACGACCGATTCAAGGATGTTTGCATGCAAGACACTTACGAGGAGCTGCTTTACACGCGCTCTGTTCCAACATTTTAAGAGGCTAAACAATGTCAACCTATACCCCTAATACTCCGCAGGCTACACAGACGATTGCCTTCACACAGCCTTTGATTGAGGACAACTTCACTTATATCGACACGGCAATGAAGGTCAACCACACATGGAATGGCAACCAAATCACTACTGAGGCAGTCGGTTCTCACCAGAGATTGGATATGCCGAACCAGGGTAGCGATATCTCTTCTTTGCCTACAGGAATCAATGCAGTTATGTATGCGATTGGTGGAAACATCTTCTCATACAATGGAGCCAAGCGTCCTGTTTCAGGTGTCTCAACTTCTGGCACAGTAACTCTACAACCTTCAGCATCAATTGGTTCAGTTGCTAATGATTGTATAGGATTCGTGATGGTAAAAACAAATAATTCGATTGCAAACTTGTCTCTCACGTTAGGTTTCTTTGCAATCGGAGGAACAGTTTATCCACAACAATCTGTAACAGCAGTAGGTAGCCAAACAGTGGTGAGTCTTTCGGCTGTGGGTACTGCATTGACTCTTACCGCTGCTTCTAATTATGTGAATCCAAATGCACCTTATAAACTCATCTATTGGCCGATCTAATGAAAGAGTATCAAGGTTTCGCTATTTCTAACTTCCGCACTGGTTTTGATGAGTCGGTTGAACCTTGGCTTCTTCCGAGAGATGCTTACCAGATTCTAAAGAATTCCCACTTGTATCGAGGTGTTCTTGAGAAAATTCCTGGCTACGATCTCTATGCGAGAATGAGCTACACCGAGACCATCGTGCTATCTCCTGCTCCTGATGGCACAAATAAGACTTTTACAGGGACATTGAATCACATCCCATCTACTCAACTCATCACCGCACAAGCAGCTACTAACTCTGGTGGAACTGCTATTGAAAACTTCGTCTATAGTTCCGATACACCTCCAGATATCATCAATCTAGTCAGTAATAATGGTGGCACAGGAACAGTCAATATCTCCACGCTAGCTGTATCGCTTACATTTAACACAGCACCAGCCATCATTACAGGGGGCTACAACGCAGTAATTCTTACCTATGACTACCTAAGTACTGCCTCGACTGGTGACACTGATATAATGGGAATTAAGCCCTACTACGCGATTAATGGTGGGCAAGACATCCTAATCTTCAACACAAGACGAGTTGGCCGCATCATTACGCTGTCTGGAATTGTCGCTGCGGCTGCCGGTACTGACAATGGTATCGAAGAGATTCCTCACGAGACACATACGCAAGCTTACGCAACGACACCTGCTTTTAACGGTGTAGCATTGACATTCACTGGAACCTTTGGGATGCCTTTAGTTCCTGGAATGGTCAATATCGTCTTGTACAGTAATGCTCCTGCCGTAAAGACTACAATCACGGACAATGGCTTCGGCTTGTTGACTGGCGTTGGAACACCTACTGCTACCGGCTTCGTTAACTACGGCACTGGTGCTTTTACAATTACATTCTCGGCTGCACCACTTACGACCGATACACTTAATATTGCTTCTTGCGTTTATGGAGATGTTTTCAGTGGAGACTATACCAACTTTTTCAGTGTGGCTAACTATACTTTTAAAGCTTTTATTACTAACAGCGTGGATGCTATTCGCTACTATGATGGGTCTTGCTTACATTATCTAAATACAAACCTAACCGATCGACCTGGCGACTTTACTTATGACATATCCAAGTGCCTTCATGTTGCTATCAATCGAGAGAGACTTTTGTTAATTGCTCCGACGGTTATGCAGATTGCTGCTCCTAATTCTATTTATTGGTCTGTTGTTCTTAATCCTCTTAGTTTTATCTCAGCAAATGGGGCTAGCTTCTTAGATGCTCCAACCTCTGAATCAATTCGTCTCTTTTTCTTCATCAATTCGGACATGATCGTGCGTTTCTCAAGTTCCGAGCGAGTTTTTCGTTACACAGGAGATGCATTTGGTCCTTTCAGATGGGATACTACGAATAACATCTGGCGCTGCGACACACGATACTCTGCGATTAACTATGACTCCTACGGCACATCAGTTGGGAAGCCGGCAATCGTTGCTTCTGATGGCGTTAACGTGCAACGTGCCGATGAGATTATTCCTGACTTCACACTAAACAACAGAGTCCTCTTCGAAGGGCCGATTATCTCAATAGACCAAACTAGCATCGGGCAATGTTATGGCGAGAGATTCGATGACTTCAAGGAAGGCTGGCTCTGCTTCAAGCAATTCGATTCTAATCATTCAGCTACAATTCAAAGATCGGATAACGTGCTTGCTTTCAACTACTTAGATAAAACTTATGCTGTATATACTTTTCCTTTTAATTGCCTTGGTTTTGGTACGGTTACTTCGGTAGATGTTTGGGGCAACAATTACGATACTTGGGGAGATGCTAACTACGCATGGGGAAGTTTCTATGAATCCTTTAATGCTTTGGTTGATCTCGCAGGCGACAGAAACGGTGTAGTATACACTCTAGGTAACACTAATACTTTAACGCTGCCTGATGGAACGCAAGAGCCTGTGCTGATTGATGTGATCTCGAAGAACTTTAATCCATTCATTGAAGGCGGTGAGTTGTGCAGGTTTGGGTATCTAGACATCTTCGTAAGTGCCAACAATACTTCTGTGTTACGTGTGCAGTTCTACAGAGATGATACGCTTTATGAGCTTAGTGATGGTACTCCTGCTGGATTCTATCAAGAGACAATACTTACTTTCAAGACAACTGATGCGATGAGTCCTACAATGCCGCAAACGAAAGTATGGAAGAGGATTTACGTAGGAGCTGTAGCTAAAGAGCACACGATTCGCTTCTATCAAAACGCTGCTGATTTCAGTTCCGAAGATCTAGACCAACCGATTCGAATTCATGCCATTGTCCCTTACTTCAAACCTGCCGGAAGGATCTTTAACTAATGGGCAAGCTACAACCTAACTTCTCTTGGCAGAAATATGAAGGGCAACCAGAGGACCAGAAGCAACAGTTTCAATACCAGCTTCAGACTCAACACATCCTCGTGGCAAATAGTGTCAATACAATCATTGATGACGAGAGCTTCTTCTTGCGAGAGAGACAAACATCATTCGCATGGATCAATAACAAAGCAATCTGGACTATCACTGCACCGACATCTGCATGGACTGGAGGAGGAACATCAAATGTTATTCCTCTTGCGATCACTGGAAATTTCATCGTGATTGATATCGTCTGTTGCATAAGTGATGGCGCTTTATCTACTAGCAACACTCTTTTGATGCCGCACGTTGATCCATCTAATTCTGCTAATGATGTTTCTATAGTCCGAAATGGAACAAATATAGTCCTGACAAGTGGAGGCACAAATCGCTCAGCTTATTCGGGTTACGTAACAGTTTATTATACTAAGGGGTAACAAATGCCTAAATTCAATGAGTTCCTATTCGGCAAGAAAGGCAAGTCTAAACAGCTTTCTACTCAAACGCCGGAACAGGAAGAGCTACTTAAGCTCATTACAGAAGGTTTAACAAGTGGCGAAGGTCCTTTGAAAGACCTCTTCGGAGACTTCGATGCTGCTGCTTTTGAGAAAGGTGTATCGCAGCCAGCACTTAAGCAATTCCAAGACGAGATTCTTCCTCAATTGCAGGAGAAATTTATAGCAAACAATCAGTTTCGAGGAGGCGACTTTCTCAGAGCAAACGCAAAAGCAGGTACAGACCTTCAATCCAAGTTAGCAGAGCTGATGTACAACGCAAAGAATCAGCAGAAACAAAACAAACTAGCAGGCGTACAAACAGCGCTAGGAACGAAAGCAACAGAAAACATCTACAAGCCAGGAACAGAAGGCGCAGTGCAAGGCTTTGTGAAAGGAGCTGGGCAAGGTCTCGGACAAGCGGCTGGTATGGCAATTGCGGGGTAAACAATGGTAACAATTCTTCCTAAAGAGAACGACTGGTCCGAAGTAGGTCAATTGTTTGGGTCTGGTGTTACGCAAGGGTATCAGAGTCGCGCGGATGAGATGGCTTTACAGAAATCTATCTTGGACTTAGGTGATAATCCTCCTGCGGATAAGATCATGCAAGCAATCCTCGGAACCAAAACATACAATAACCAAGCTAAACAGAACTTTTTCAAAAATACAATGGGAATCGAAGAATTCAAAGCAACTCAACAGAAATTAAAGGCAGAAAAAGAACAAGAATCTGCTGAATTCGAAGAGAGAAAACGATCGACGGGTAAGAGCGAAGAGCAAAGAGATAGACAGCTCGATATCATGGAAAACAAAGCGATTAAAACACATGCAAGAGCTGCAACTGACGATCAGATAAAAGCAGGTATTCAAACTGTTAAAGAGATGCGAGATATTGGAAAGAAAGGAAATCTTGGCGTAGGTACAGGTATTCGAAAAGTGTTTAGTGGAGAAGCAGCTAAAGATGCAGGAACATATGAGCAGCTAGGTAAATCACTAATTCAGCTTTCTACAACCATTCCTATCAGAAACAAACTTGAATTCGAGACCTTAGCGGAAAAACTATATGACCCTTCTATCCGAGATGCTGAGAGAGAAGGTATCTTAGATGCAATGGAAAATATTCTTAACCGTTCTTTATTAGATAATACAAAAGAAGAAGCACCGAAAACTCCTGAAGGTAAGATTCGTGTTAAAGATAAAGTTACAGGTAAAACAGGCACAGTAACTCCTTTTGAAGGAATGGATGCTAAGTATGACAGAATCTAAAGATGACTTTGTAGCGGATGATTTTCAACCAGATACTCAAGACGATTTTGTTGCTGATGATTTCACTCCTGATACAGAGAATAAACCAGAAAAAAGTTCTCTAGAGAAAGGTGCTAGAATCGGAGCGCAATATGCTCTTGGACGACTAGAAGGAACTCCAGCAGGTATTGTCTATGACATCGGCGTATCACCTGCTAACTCAAAATCATTCGGAACATTCAATGAAAGAGTACGTATCGGTGAAGACCTAGAGTGGCTATATGACAAGAACGCAGGCAAGCCACTAGATCAATGGTCGAAGCCAGATCAAGAACTATACGCCTCACTAGAAGAGCAGATCAGACCAGGCGCAGAACCCAAGTACGTTCAAGAAGGTGTCGATTTAAGCATTAGGGGCCTCGCAGAGAAAGCAACAGGACAAGACCTGCATCCAGAGGGCGTGTGGGAAAAAGCTGCTTCTTGGGCAGGTTTTGTAAAGAATCCGAAGAATGTCAAAAGTTTAAAGGAAATTGGCACTAACCCGAAAGAGATAGCAAAAGCAATTCTACCTTATCCACATGAAATATTTCGCGGTATTGGAGCTGGAACAGCAATGCAGATGGCAGAGGATGGTCAATGGGGACCGCTCGGACATTTAGGTGCAGCAATTGTTGGTGATATTGTTGGTCATACCCCTAAAGGTATCTATAAAATAGCAGCAAATCCAAAAGCAGCAGCAGCTAAGGCCGTAAATCTTCTGACAATGAATAATACTCAACGTCAGGCTGCCACACAATTAATTGAGGATTTTAATAAAAGTGGGTTGCAAGTAGATGCAGGGACTTTGACAGGTTCTCCCTTAGTGCAAATGATGCAAGCGAGACTAACGCAATCGGGTCTGACTGGTAATGCTCTCGACAATTTTAGAAAAGAATTATCTGCCCAAATTACCAGAGAATACGAAAATACTATTGCCGACTTAGGTGAATTAACTTTCGAGAATAATCACCAAGCCTCGGAAGCAATAAAGAACGCATTAAAAGTAGAAGAAGTTCAGCTCAATGCAATAAACAAAGGTAAGCCAGCCGAGCAACAACAACAAGCTGCACAGCGATCACCACTTCAGGGAAGAATAGCAGTAGAGGAAAGACCAAACTATCAACAGCAATTACTAGATACAATCGCTCCAGAGCCAACTCCTAATTCATATCAAGGGGGAGAAAATCTTAAGACAGCAGCAGAAGATATAAGGCAGCCAATTAAAGAAGAATTCAATCAACGTTTCACTGCTATAAACGAAGAGTTAGCTGGCATAGAAGCTGGTCCTCAACAAAGATTAGTAGCGCAATTAGAGAACTTCGTCAATGAACATCAAGGATCGCTTCTTCTTGGAGAAAGTGCAGCAGAAGCTCGCGTATTGCAGACTGCGGATAGATTGCTTCAAAGGTTACGTCCGCAAGGAGGATTTAGAGGTGTCACATTAGATGAGCTTATAAAAACACGAAGAACATTGGCAGATGTGGCTAATTGGGAAATGGCAACCTCAGATTTTACTTCGGCATATAGAAGCCTCGTTGGAGATATAAATGCTGCTATCGAAAGAGCTATTGGAAACAATCCTGAATTGAGAAATGCATACTTAGAACTAAATGCTGACTATGAAGCTTACAAGAACGCATTTGAAGATAAGAATTTAAGGAATCTCTACAATCCAAAGAACTATAACTACAATTCAATCTATAAAGAATTCGTAAACAGTCCAGATAAGTTACGGTCACTCGAAGATATCTTTCATGCAAGCCCTCGCGGTGAACAGTTAGTTAATCAAATCAAGCGAGATTATGCGCAAGACATCTTAAACAAGAGCGATATTACCGCAAGAGACATCGCTGATCTACAACAAGTCCTAGGACCTGAATTTGATGGACCTATTTTAGATTTCATTCGAGATAGACAGCAAGCTTTAGAGCACCCTTTACCTCGTGCAGCGCAGAGACAACCACTTGGGATTAATGCTCCAACTCCACAGACAACAGCTTCAAAGGGATTGAAAGGACGTAACATTTCAGAGACGAGCACAGAAAGAGCTAAGACTGGTTTACGCAAGAAAGTTGGAGAAGCTCTAGAAGGCAAGAAGCCCGATGAAGTGATGTCTGAGATGAATACTGTTGAAGGCATTAGAAAGTTACGAAGAGCATTAGAAACAACTTCAGAAGGGAAGAAGTTATTCAAAGAATTATCTAGATTTAAGCTGGCTGAATTAATCGATAACAAGATGAAAGATGCTGTCAGTGAACAGGTTAAGTTAGGCAAGTTCTCCAATTTACTCTCTACAAAGAAAAGCCGAGATATTGTTAAAGAACTTCTAAGTCCTGAAGCATTTAAGAGATTAGAATTGCTGCAATTAAATTCTGGAAGACTAGCACAATCAGCAGGAAAATTCTTTAATGCAAGCCAATCTGGTACAACTTTAACGGACATGGGTTTAGTTGGTGCTGCTGCCTCTGGAATTATGTTAGGAAATCCTTTTATGGCTGTTCCTGCATTACTCAAGATTGGAGGAGGTTATACAATTGCGAATCTATTTTCTGATCCTGTCTTTTTAAAAGAGCTAGAGCGAGCAATACTTACTAAAAATGATAAAAAATTCATGAAAATATTAGAAGATATGCGTCCTAGAGTAACTAAAGCATTAAAAGAAACTCAGCGTCTCAATGAAGAAAAGGATTAAACGCGATTACCACCTAAAAAAAAGCATACTATGAAGAATAAAATAACACTGATAAAAGTTCCCATTAATCTTTCCTATGTTTTTGATAGCGTTCTTCGATTGTGCAAAGTCTTCCGTGAAAGTCTTTCATCTCTTGTTGGATGGCATCAAGCTTCCTATCAGTCTGGCAGTAAAGAGCAATAACTGTTCCTAGATTGGTAGCAACGACCGCAAATACGGTTATGATTTCAGGTAATCCCATAATGAACTCCATTGTTGGGATAACTATAACCGAAAGGAAGAAAAAAAAGAAACAACAAAACTACAAACAAAAAAATTTTGCTCAGAATGTAAAGAATTTATTTTAAAAGGAGGCGTCTATGGGTTTATTCACTAATCCACTAGGTCATGCCGGCTACCCCCCAAGAGTAACTGGTACACCTGAAACACAACCAGCAGCAATTCAAGCAGCAACAGCCGCAGAAGCAACAACTGGAACAATTGACTACAAATACATATCACCAAAAACTTTAGCAGGATTCTCTTCAGTCGCGAGTTTTGCATCCCCACCTGTATTAGGTTTTGGTAGTACTACTCCTCGTCCTGTTTCTGCTACTACTCTAGCTTCGACTGGCGCAACTACTATCGGTTCTGGATCTGGTGTTGCTACGAAAGTCGGTAACACAACCGGTACATTAGGCTTCTTTGGAGCTACTGGAGCCACAAGAGTTACGCAAGGAGCAATTACCAATAGCGTCACAGCAGGAGGAACTACTGGAACAATCGCTAACTATACTGATTTGACGGTGTATGCTAACGATTCCACTGCAATCCGAAATGACATCTATCAATTGTCTTTAGCTCTCGCGAATGTCGTGGGTGCTCTCAGAAGTTATGGCTTGTTAGTTTAAGGAGGTTATATGGCAGTAGCAAGATTCGATGCCCTCAGAACATTAGCTTTTGGGGGTATCTCAGGAACTTACGCAGCAGTTGGGACACCAATGACTCAAAACTGGCGTGAGTTCCGTCTACTAAATAATACAGATGGCGATATGGTCTTCAGCGCAGATGGAATGACGGATAACTTCTATCTGCCTGCATATACTTTTCTTCTGTGGGATTTAGCAACTAATGCGCCACCAGTGAATACGATCGATGATTTTGTCATTAGTATCGGAACGCAATTCTATGTCAAGTCAGCAACCTCACCAAGTATGGGTTCCGTCTACATCGAAGGTATCTACGCGAGGAGGATATAATGAGTCAGTCAGGACCTTTGAAAAATGCAGGTGGTGGTGGATCTGGTATCATTACAATAGATGGTGATATTGGATCAGTCACAGGATCTACAGTAACGATTTATGCTGATAATGCCGCTAACCACAGCGGATCATCTGTGTTATTTAATAACTCAGGCACAGTTTCTACCCTAAATCTTACTGATGCAAATGGAAATACGTATTTAGGAAAGGGTTGTGGTATACCTGGAGGCGGAAATAATACTGCCATAGGCATCTTTGCCATGTCTTCTGCTGTTACTGCATCGGAATGTGTAGCTATTGGACAATCCGCTTTAAATGCATATGTTCTTGGTGGAGAATGTATAGCTATTGGAGCTGGAACATTAGGTTCTTTAGTATCTGGTGGCGCAAATATAGCCATTGGTTTTGAAACTATGGATCTTCTGTTAACAGGAAGTGATAATATAGCGATTGGAGATGGTGCGGCAGATACTTATACAGGTGCTGAAACTGGAAATATAATAATTGCAGCTAATGGAGTAACGGGAGAATCTCATACTACTAGAATTGGTACTCAAACTGGAACTGGCAGTGGACCACAAACAGCTTGTTACATAGCAGGTATTACTGGGAATACAGTAAGCAATACTGAAATGGTCACTATTGATTCAGTAACAGGACAACTTGGTGTAACCTCTTTACTAACTCAAAAATATCCTATTACTCCATTTGTTGTTGGACCTGTAGGTTTGGCTGGTTATCAAACAATACAAGCAGGTTTAGATGCTGCAAATGCGGCGGGTGGTGGATCTGTTTATGTTCAAACTGGCAATTACGTTGAAAATCTAGTGTTTTATCCTAATGTTCAAATTGTCGGAGTAACAGGAAATTCTGATGAAACAGGTGTTGGAACTGATATTACAATTACTGGAACTCATACTCCATCAGATACGGGTTATACAACGATTTCGAACGTTTATTTTGAGTCTACTGGCGATATATTTTTTAGCACAGACGCAGGTACATGTAATATAGCATTGCAAAACTGTAACATAGGAATCACAGGATCAGGATACACATTTAATTTAGTTAATTGGACTGGCCAACTTATTAAATATGACGTGCAAGATAATTCAGTAAATAATGGAGTTGTAAACAATACAGCAGGGGCAAATTGTTTTTTCCAAAACTCAAACATGGGTGCAGGCACAGCGAATTCAATGGTTACCTCTGGCATAACAACCATGAAACGTGTAAATATGCAAGCACCTTGGTCAGCTGGTTCTGGTACAGTTATAATAGCCGATGTTGCAACATTTACACGCCCAGTCACTATTAATGGTACAGCAGGAGGCGAGTTTAACTTTTGTAGATTTTCTCCCTCTACCTTCACTAGTGATCCTGGGTTGATTTGGAATTCATCCGCTCTTGTTCTAGAGGTTGAAATGTGCATTATTGATAGTACAGGAACATATGCTATCGATGGAACAGGAACAGGAGATTTAGTCCTTGGATCAGTTGGGTTTGTACAATCTACGGGAATAAATCCGGCAATTAATACTGTTGCGCTTGGAGGATTTATCCCTAATTCTTTTGGAACGGCGGGTCAAGTATGGACATCCAATGGACCTGGAGTTGTTCCAACTTTTCA